GTAACTACAAATGCAAAAATAGGTGCAAGAAACTTTAGCGACAGAGCAGTAGAGTTTTTAGGCAAAATAGACGAACTAGCAATATTTGACAGAGCATTAGAAGAAGAAGAAGTCACAAAGATATTTAGAATAAAGTATGGTGCTAACTTAGTACAGAACGGTAACTTTGATGAGTTAGGTAGTGAGTTAATTACAAATGGTGATTTTGCTACCGATAGTGATTGGTCTTTAACTAATGCTAGTATTTCTAATGGTAAAGTAATTGTAAATTCTACAAGTCCTGTATTTATAACTCAATCTAATGTAGCTACTGTAGGAAAAATTTACAAAGCAGTAATAACTGTTAGTGATTATGTAGAAGGTGCTTTAAGATTAAGACACCCTTTTACTGTAGGTGAATCAAATTTTACAGGAAATGGTACTTATGTTTTTTATGGTACTGCTACTGATTCTAGATTTGAACTACAAGGAAGATTTAGTGATCAAACATATAATTACAAAATAGACAACGTATTAGTAAAACAAGTAGACCCTAACGACAGGTGGACATTACCTACAGGTGGTACATTTGCAGATAGTAAAGTTGTTTTTACAAGTGCTAGTGGTTCTTTTTATCAAAGTTTACAAGTGTTTTCAGAAGGCACAAAAATAAGAGTTCATTTTACAGTAACAAACTATTCATCAGGTTCTATAAAACCCTTGTTGTTTGGTGGTAGTAGTTCTACTGGTGATACTGTAATAAGTGAAAATGGAACATTTACACAAATCTTGACAGCAGGTGCAGGTGTTAATGCAAACTTTGGCTTTTTTCTTACAAGCAACACGTCTTTAGAGCTAAGTAATGTAATGGTAGAAGAACAAAAATATGTAGCTACTAATCTTAAATTAAATTCATTACCTTACAGTATATCTAATCTTAGAAACTATTACAGAATGGGTGACGGTATATTAGACAAGTTCCCTTTTATAAATGATATGATAGCACCTAGTTTAGCTAACATAAGTACAACAAATTTAGTAACGCATTCAGAAGATTTAAGTCAATGGGGCCAAAGTAATGTTACTAGAACCTCTGGTTTTACTGCACCTGACGGTACTAATACTGCTTATAAATTAACTACAACAAGTGATAATGAAAATGCAGGAGTTCATATAGACGTGACAACTGTAAGTGGTACTACTTATGTTATGAGTGGCTTTTTTAAAAATCAAAATGTTACAGGAAAAACAAGTTTTATGGCTAGGGTATCAGGTGGTACATTATTTAGACGTTCTATATCATTTGATGGTGCAATAGCTACTACAAGCACTTATGCAAGTACAGGTACAGTAGACGGAATACAATTATTTGAAAAAGATAATGGATGGTATAGATTTAGTTTTTATTTTGTAGCAGACGGAACTACGACACAAGTTGAAGTAGATGTCGATAGAGAAAATGAAGCAGTAGGTAACGCTATATATTTTTGGGGTGCTATGTTAGAGGAAGGTTTTCAAGCTAGTGAATATATAAAAACAGAAGGTAGCACAGTTTCAAGGACATCAACAGTAGAAAATGTTTACGGTTCAATGATAAATATGACAGAAGCAGATATAACAAATGACGTACCAAGTTAATATGAGAAAATACGCAATATGTGACATAGAATTATTAGACGAAGTAGATGCAGAAGGTGAATTAATATTTGACTTTAGCAAAGTATTACAGTCTAGTAGAGAAACAATAAGAGTATCTAATGACGGATTACTATTTATTGCAAAGTGGAATGGTGAAACACCTTTATTTTTAAATGACGTTGATACCTACACACACGCAGAAATACTAATAGAGCTACAAGACGATAACTGGACAACAACAGAATAATGGAAAATTTAATTAACATAAACTTAGAGTACAGCACAGCACCACAAATACAAGAAGCACGTGGTAAAAACTGGATTGAGTATGGTACAGATGACTACAAAAACTTGTACCCACAATTTATTATTGATCTATACTACAATTCAGGTACTCATTCAGCTATAATTAACGCTACTGCACAAATGATTGCAGGACAAGACATAACTGCAAAAGAAACAGATAGTGTAGAGCTAAACGCAAAGCTAGAAAACTTCTTTAAAAACGCTAATAGTAAAGAGACACTACACGAGGTTCTTAAAAAATGTGCTTTTGATTTTAAACTACAAGGTGGTTTTGCTCTAAATGTTATATATTCTAAGTCAGGACAGGTAGCAGAAATATATCACGTGCCTGTAGAACGTCTTAGAGTAGGTTTACCGAATGCAATGGGTAGAGTAGACAAATATTATATTTCAGCAGATTGGAGCAACGTAAGGCGAAATAAACCACAAGAGGTTGCAGCATTTAACCCACTTGACAGAACGACACCTAGTCAGATACTATACACAGGTCTTTACAGTCCTAATATGGAGATGTACTACACACCTGATTATAGTTCAGCGTGTAACTGGGCGTTAATTGATCAAAAAGTAAGCGAGTATCATTTAGGCAACATTGAAAGAGGTTTCTCAGGTTCTTATTTTATTAATATGAACAATGGAGTGCCTACAGCAGAAGAAAGACTACAAATAGAACGTAGTATAGAAAAGAAGTTTACAGGATCAGGAAACGCAGGTAAATTTGTTTTAAGTTTTTCAGATAGTAAAGACAGAGCAGCAGAAATAACACCTATTGAAGTAAGCAACGCAGACAAGCAATATTTAGCATTACAAGAACTATTAGTACAAAACATAATGACAGGCCACAGGGTTACAAGTCCTATGCTCTTAGGAGTTAAAACAGAAGGTCAATTAGGTGGTCGTGACGAACTTATGCAGGCGTTTGAAATATATCAAAACACAGTTGTAAAACCTTACCAGGAACACATACTAAAAACAATAGAAAAAATACTATTAGTAAACGATATACAATCAGACTTACAAATAGTACAGTCTAGTCCTATTATGACTACTTTCACCGTTGAGGATATGCGTAATGTAATGACAAAAGAAGAGATTAGAGAAAAGCTAGGACTTAAACCACTAGAACAAGAAAACTTAGAAAGCGAAAAACTAGCTAAAGTAGGTGATATTGACGGTATGCCTGTTTATAGTACAGTAGAAGAAGCACTAATAAAAGCAAAAGAACTAGGTTGTAAAGGTTTTCACGAACACGAACTAAACGGAGAAAAGGTATATATGCCTTGTGCAAAACACGAAGACACAAAAACTAGAATGTCAGAAGAAAAATCAGAGCTAGATAAATGTTTAGAAGAATATGGTGAAGAAATAAGTGAAGAATGGGAAATAATTAACGAAGAAGAAGCACAAGACGAACTAGAAGACTTTGACTTTGAAAATGATTTAAACACAAATCATATAAAATTAACTAGTACAGGAAGTGCATATACTAACAGAAAGTCAGGACAAGATCAGACTACTAAACAAGAAAAGTATCAAGACCACATATATAGAGTTAGATATAGATATGCAGGTGCAAAAACAGGTGAAAGAGAATTTTGTAATAAAATGATAAAAGCCAATAAGGTTTATAGAAAAGAAGACATATTAGCTATGGGTAGACGTGCAGTAAATCCTGGTTGGGGTAAGGGTGGTGCTAACACTTATTCAATATGGAAGTATAAAGGGGGTGGTAATTGTAGACATAAATGGTTTAGAGTAATATTAGTACAAAAAGGTAGCAGACCTAAAAATAGTGACGAAGTGATAAGCTCAACAGAAGCTAGAAGTAGAGGTGTAAAACTACCTAGAAACGCACAAGAGGTTTCAGTAGCACCTAGAGATTTACCTAATAACGGATTTGTAAAAAAGAGATAAAATGAGTTACGTATTATTTATATCAGAAAACAAGTTAAAAGATTCTACAGCTATAGGTGGTAACGTAGATATAGAATTTATCTTACCCTATGTAAAAGTAGCACAAAAAAAACACATAGAGCGTGTATTAGGTACAGACCTTTTTGAAGCTCTACAAAGTAAAATTACAGGTGGCACGTTGTCAGGAGTTTACGAAACCCTAGTAGACGAATACGTACAAGACGCTTTAGTACATTGGGCGTTTTTTGAGTGTATACCATTCTTACGATTTAAAGTAATGAACAATAACATAGTACAAAAGACAGCAGAAAACAGTACACCATTAAGTAGACAAGAAGCAAACGACTTACGTGAAGAAATTAGAAACACAGCAGAGTTCTTTACTGAAAGGCTAATTGATTTCTTAAGACATAACAATAGTAGTTACCCTGAATTAAATACAAACACTAACGAAGACATATCACCTTCTAAAAATGCGTTTTATTCAGGTCTAAATTTAGAAAAGGTTAGAGACAGACAAGGTGATATTACATTAAGTGACTTTTTAACACCTGATCTAAATGAGTAGAAAGTATTACAAACCTAAACCAAAAAACGAGAAAGCACTAAAAAGCTATTTAAAAAATGAACGAGATAAAAGACACAGCACAGGTAGGACTAGCAAACGTTAGTGCAATAGGATTAAGTATGGCGCAAGTCAATGAGATGCTTACATTTGTATCTTTAGTTCTAGCAATATTATTTACAATTTATAAATTCACAAAGTACAATGCCTAAAAAGAAAAAGAAGAAGAAAAAAAGTATGTATTAATGACATACAAGTATTTTAACTTACAAGAGTTCGCAAGTCCTGACGAACCTGAAAGCGGTTTGCAAATGAATAGAGAATTTGTAGCACTATTAGACAAAGCACGTGATATAGTAGATGGTCAAATGATATTTAAAATAACATCAGGATATAGAACCGAACACTATAACGACAATGTGCTTAAAGCAAGAATAGGCTCAAGTCATAAACTTGGACTAGCAGCAGATATAGCATATAACGGAAGTAGAGAAAGATACTTACTAATAAATGCACTTATGACTGTAGGAATTAACAGACTAGGTGTTTCTTATTTATCAAACTTTGTACATTGTGACGTAGACCCTGTAAAGGATAAAAACGTTATGTGGACATACGAATATTAACCTTAAATTTTATATTATGAAACAGTATTTAATTATGACAATTTTAAAGTCAAAAAAAGTATGGTATACAATAGCAGCAATAGTAGTTCCTTTTATTGCTAGAGTTTTAGGAGTAGATGAAATTCATGTAAGCGAAATATTTTGGTCATTAGTTGCTTTAACTGGTGCGCAAGGATTAGCTGATAGTGGAAAGAAATAATAGGTATAGATTAAAACCACACGAGATACAAGTCATTCAAAAACTGCGAGAGCAAGAAACAAGTAATGTTTTAGTAATAGGAGATTTGCACGAACCTTTTTGTCTTGACAAGTATCTTGATTGGTGTATAGAACAATATGATGCCTATAATTGCACAGAGATAGTGTTTATAGGCGATGTGATAGACAATCA